CCCCCGGGGGGGGGTGGCGGGCAAGCCGGTGTCCATGCCCCTCGTGCATGTCGTCGCCACGTCGGAGCGGCAGACGGCGAACACGATGCGCATGGTGAGGGCCTTCTGCAACAAGAAGACGAAACTGGCAGCGAAGTACTCTCTCGACCCGGGGAAGACCTACATCGATACGCCGAAGGCGGGGCGCCTCGAGCAGGTCACCTCCTCAGCACACACTCTTGAGGGCGCCGAGGTGTCCTTCCAGGTCGCCGACGAGACCGAGCACTGGACTCCCGGCCTGGGCGGCCCCGAACTCATGGCAACCATGAGGCAGAACGCGTCGAAATCGCTCGGGTCCCGTGTCGTCGAGACGTCGAACGCGTGGATTCCGGGACAGCAGACGGTCGCCGAATCGACGTTCGACTCCTGGTGCGACCAGGAGGACGGGCTCACCAGGGGTGACATGAAGATCCTCTACGACGCCCGTATAGCGCCTGCGAACACGTCTCTCACCAATGACCCGAAGAAGGGTGAGATCAGCCTCAGGGAGGGACTGTCGTTCGTCTACGAGGACTGCCCGTGGGTGGACCTGAAGACCATCGAGGAGCAGATCTGGTCCCCGGAGTACCCCGAGTCGAGGTCCCGCCGCTTCTTCCTCAACCGGCCCAACGCCGCCGAGCACTCGTGGTGCCCCCTCGACTCCTGGGTCCTCCTGTCCGACAAGAAGCGGAAGGTCGAGGACGGTGAGGACATCGTCATGTTCTTCGACGGGTCCAAGTCCAACGACCACACGGCCCTCGTTGGCTGCTGCATGTCCGACGGGCACATCTTCAAGATCGGCCACTGGCGTCCTCTGCGCTCCTCCAAGAACGTGGATGTCGCCGCCGTCGATGCCGGGGTCCGGCTCGCGTTCGAACGCTGGCACGTCATCGCGTTCTGGGCCGACGTCCGCGAGTGGGAGTCCTTCGTCCGGGTCGCCTGGCCAGAGGACTACGGGAAGGACCTCATCTGCCACGCCGTGAAGGGGGGCATGTCCGCGTCGCCGATCGCATGGGACATGAGGTCCCACGCCTACCAGTTCGCCGAGGCGGCTGAGACGGCCAGGACGGAGATCGATCAGAAGGCCTTCACCCATGACGGCGACTCCGCCCTCGGAGAGCACGTGTCCAACTGCCGTGAGAACGAGTACCGGGGACTGATCTCCGTGAAGAAGGAATCTCCGAAGTCGCAACGGAAGATCGACCTTGCTGTCTGTATGATCGGAGCCAGGATGCAGTCCCCCGAGTGGGAGAAGCTCTCCAAGGGGCCCGGGAAGTGGGAGATCCTCATATGAGTTTCGAGAAGATGCTGGAGCGGTTCCAGGGCGGGGCCCTGAGACCGAAGCGGTTCGAGACGCACTACGAGGGGGAAGCGCGCCTCGATGCCCTCGGTATCAGCCTGCCCCCGTCGGCACGCGTCCTGGAAATCCAGGCCCCGTTCGCGAAGATGGCCATCGACGTGCTCACCGAGGTCCTCATCCCGTCCGGGTTCATCCTCCCGGACAAGGACCGGGATGATGACATCGCCCTGATCCGGGAGACCTGGCAGTACAACAACATGGATTCCCAGTTCAACCTAGCTGCGGCTGAGGCTATCGCCGCCGGCCTCGTGTTCTGGGTCGTCGCCCCGCCCGACAAGGACCACGAGTACGCGACCATCCGGGCGATCGATGCGAAGCACGGCCGCGTCCGCATCGACTACTCGGGCAAGCCAATCGAAGGGATCGCCCGTTACCGGCTCCCGAACGGCAAGCAGGGCGCCTCCTACTACACGCCCGACGGCGTCACCATGTACGAGGAGAACCAGTCCGGGTGGGTGAAGGTCGCCAGCCGGAAGGACAAGTGGGGGATGAGTATCGTCCCCATGTTCAACCGGGCCCGGATCTCCGACCGGTACGGCAGGTCGGACCTGAAGGAGTTGCGGACCGTCATCGACGCGGCCTCCAGGACGTTGACGAATCTTCAGATCGCCCAAGAGGTCAGTGCCCTGCCGATGAGGGCCCTGGTCGGTGACGGTGCCGGGGAGGTCGTCAAGAAGTACGCAGATCGTATGCAGGCCTACATGGGGACGCTCCTGGCGCTTCCTGAGGGGGCTTCCGTGACCCAGGTGTCCGGGGCCCCCTTGGACCCGTTCATCTCCTCCTACCGGTCCTACGCGCTACAGATCTCGGCGATGACGGGTATCCCGCCGTCGATGATGGGTGTCGCCTCGGACAACAACCCGACGTCCGCTGAGGCTCTCCGCGTGGCCAAGGACCGTCTGATCGCGAGGGCGGAGAACAAGCAGCGTCAGTTCTCCGACGCCCTGGAGGAGGTCGGCCGGCTGATCGTCGCTATGAATGGGGGCTCTCTGGAAGGGCTCCAGGACTTGGAGGTTACGTGGCGTGACGCTGCCGCCCCGTCGGTGTCCGCCCAGATGCAGGCCGCACTCCAGGCCCAGGCTCAGGGTGTCATCCATGAGGAGACGGCCCGCGAGTACATGAGGCTCACGCCAGCTCAGATGGAGCGTGAGGCCCAGTTGTCCCGGGACATCCACGACATGACCGGGATGAGTCTCGGCGAGCGGGAGGAGGGTGAGCCGGGTGCTGGAGAGGATCTTCCGGCTGATGCTCAACAGCATCAGGGCGTCGTTCAGGCGAAGCATTTCGCCGACGGTAAGGGGGCTTTCTGATGGGCGCAGCAAGGGTGACCCGAGGGGGCAGGCAAGGGTCCTGTACCCGGAGGTCGCTGCGGCCCGTCGGAAGGCGTGGGCCGCGGCCGCCTTGTTCCTGAGGGATCAGGCGAGGCGGTACGGGGCTGACGAGTCGTGGATCCCTGAGGTGCCCTCATACGGCGAGAGAGCGGTCGAGTACGCCCTCCGGGGCATCCCTACCGGGGGCACTCCGGAGAGGTGGGAGGAGGCTGTCCTGGAGCGCCTGGAGGGGCATGTGGAGGCTGCGGCCAGGAGGACGGTCGCCGACGCGGTCTCGAAGGCCCCGTCGAGTGTTCCTCTCGTCGAAGGCCTTGAGCACCTCGAGGAGAACCTGGACGGGTTCCCCGAGAGGGAGAAGAAGGAGATCGTCCGCGAGGTTGCCGAGTCGGAGAAGCGCCGTCCCCGGCGGACTCTCGCCGAGGCCCTGGGGGAGATCGCGGAACGCGTCGGCGAGGCGCTCGACGAGCTCGACGAGGCGGGCATCAAGGTTCCACGTGAAACACGCGAGGGCGCCCCGTCGTCGAGGCGCTCCCTCGATGGGAAGGTCATCGCCCGCCCGTTCGCATGGGCCAGGGTGGTGCACCCATCTGAGAACGGGCCATGCGGATTCTGCGTCATGCTCGCCTCCCGCGGCCCCGTCTACTCGTCCTCCCAGACGGCCGGCCTTCGGGCTGACGCGTTCCACGATCACTGCCACTGCACCGTCATCCCGGTCTTCACGTCCCGCGAATGGGAGGGCAAGGCGGCGCAGGAAGAGGCGGCGAGAACTTATGATGAGGTCGTCCGTAAGGGACGGTTGCATGGCCGCGAGGCCGTGAACGCCATGAACCGCGAGATGTATCGGAGAAGGAAACGATGAGGCGCCCCACAACTCACGACACCGACCCGGCCGAGTCCGTTGAGGAGACGGAGCAGGTCGAGGAGAAGACTACTGCCCCTGAGGGGGAGCCTGCGGAGGCCGACCAGGAGGTCGAGGAGAAGGCCGACGCCGCCGACCCGGCGGAGAAGGAAGAGGCCTCCGAGGCTGCCGACGAGGCGCCCGCGAACAAGGAGGAGCCTCCCGCCGAGGAGAAGCCCGCCGAACCGGCCGAGCCTGCTGACGAGAAGGCTCCCACCGCCGAGGAGTACGCCGCCCTCAAAGCCCGCCTCGAGGAGGCCGAGAAGGCCCTCGCATCCCGCGCACTCGACGAGGCCCGCACCAAGGCCGTCACTGACGCCGGCCTCGCCGCCAAGTACGCCCCGCTACTCGGAGACGACCAGGATTCCTGGCAGGCGAAGGTCGAACTCCTCACCGCGCTCCGGGAAGCCAGTGACGAGACCGCTCCTGTACCCCGGGACCCGGCCGTCGATGCATCACCTGACATCGAGGAAACTGAGACAATGGAATTCGCCAGGGCCCTGTTGGGCGTCTGATTCGTTTTCCACGACTAGGAAGAGGCGAGAATGGCTGACAACGAGGCCAAGATCGAGACCATCAGGAAGATTCTCGACACCAACGTCGGCAACTCCGATGCGTTCCCCAAGACGGTAGTCCAGAACATCTGGGACACCGCGAAGAAGGGGTCCATCATCCAGACGCTCGCGGGCGCTGTCCCGCTGTCCCTGAATGGTGACGCGATCCCGATCCCGGTCGGTCAGGCGACCGCCGGTGTCGTCGCCGAGGGCGAGACCAAGCCGGTCACCACGATGGCCACCAAGGTCAAGACCGTGACTCCGATCAAGGTCGCGACCATGATCCTGTACTCGATGGAGACCGCCCAGGCGGACCCGCTCGGCGAGTACTCCCGCATCCAGAACTTCCTCGCCGAGGCGATCGCCCGGTCCGTTGACATGGCCGTCATCCACGGCGTTGACGCCAACACCGGCACCAAGATCACCGGCAAGGAGGCGCTGCGCGACACCACGAAGGCCATCGAGATCGACCTGGCCCAGGAGAAGGCTGGCTACATCGGCAAGCAGCTTACCGCCGGTTACGACGCCGTTGTTCTCGACGTCGTGGACGAGCACGAGTTCGACTTCAACCACTTCCTGTTCGCCCCGAAGTTCCGGTCCTCGCTGGTCAACGCCCTGGACGGCCAGGGTCGCCCCCTGTACCAGGCCTCCACGAACCTGGCCGACCAGTTCACTACGGTCCTCGGCCTGCCCGCCGCCTGGCACCGCTCCGTCTCCGGCTACGAGAAGGCCAAGACCGGCGTCGAGAAGCTCCTCGGCTTCGGCGGCGACTTCAAGGACAACATCCGCCTGGGCTACGTCAACCAGATCACCTACCGTCGCGCCAGCGAGCGGGCCGGCGGCATCGACCTGTTCGACCGCAACCTCGGCGCGATCCTCGCGGAGGCCCAGTTCGGCTGGGTCGTCCGCGACACCAAGGCGTTCGTGAAGTACAACTCCAAGTGATCGACTCCCCACAAGGGAGTAACCGTCGAACAGGAGGGCAGTGATGACACAGGCGACACCCGCTGACGTTGCCGCTGCCCTCCTGCGCGACTTGGAGGAGGACGAGGCCAAGTACGTGCAGGCGGCTCTCGACTACGTCGAGGCTCTCATCGTCACTCGGATCCCCGACGTTATCGCCAGGGCTACGCAGGACGAGCATTACCGGATCATCCTGGTCCGCGTCGAGTCCGAGGCTGTTGCCCGGCTTCTGCGGGCCCCGGGTGGGGGCCTGTACAAGTACGAGACCGAGGGCACGTACACGTACTCGGTGAACTCGGCCGTCGCGTCCGGGCTGCTGGAGATCACGGATGCTGAGTGGTTGATCCTCGGCGGGGTCGAAGGCCCATACGGGACCCT